AAGATAATTTGGATGATATTTCTGAAGATGAACCAACAAAAGAAATTGAAAAACTTATAGGTAAGGTTACTAATAAAATAAGAAATACTGAATTAACCGATACACAAGTTAAATCATACGTTAATTCATTTCTATCTTCATTTAAAGATAAATTTACTGAAATTGATATTGTGGATAGAAAAAAAATGGCAGATAAAATATTAAAGGTTGTACCAAAAGAAAAAATTGAAGATTTAACAAAGGATACTGAAAACACAAAAGAGGAAGAATTGTCTGAAGAAAAATGTAATGAATGTGGTGATTTCGTTAATTTCGCCAAATCGAGAGGTTATGATAGTGCTGAATCAATAACGGAATGTAGTGTTGATGAAGTTGCTAATTTAGTTGGTGGTTATGCCACTGCGTATAATGATGGTATGAATGATGGTGATTTTGATAATGTGGCATTAGTTATTAAAATAAAAACACCTGAAATATTAAACACATTAAAAAATGATTATGGTCATGTTGATTATGCTAATAAATTAGAACCAATTGTGAATAAAATGAATGAAAGTGACGATGATGATATTGAAAAACTTAATGAATTATTTGGTGGTTTAAAAAGTGCTATTAAAAAAACCACAGAACCAATCAAACAAGGCGTACAATCAGTTGGTAATAAATTAAAACAGGGTGTTGATGCAGTAAATAAATTCGGACAAGAAGTAAAACAAGCATATCATGCGGGTGAAGTTAAGTCTGAAATTGAAAGACTTGAAAAAGTTGCAAATGATTTGGGTAAACAACTTGCTGCATTAAACACAAGATTACAAAAGGCTGGTAAAGAACCAGTTAATGTTAATAGTATTTTAACCACAATAAAAAATCAATTAGGTTCAAAAGGTAGTGTTAGCATTAATGACAAGATACAAGAAGATGAGGTTAATAATGTTGAAACACAACCAGATGTAAAAATTGCACAAGATTCTGACGTTATTGGCGTTATTACACCTGAAAAATCGTCTAATATTGAAACTAAATTAAATGAATTATATGCAAAAATAAACGATATTCAAAAAAGAATATCTGAATCGAAAAAAGAAAAACCATCGGCAGGTTTATCAAAAACAAAAAAATCTGAAGTAGTTAAAGCAGCAAAGGCAGGTAAAGATATTGGAAAAAAGGGTAAAAACTTTGAAAAAATTGCAAAAAAAGCCACTGATAAGTACGGTGATGAAGAAACTGGAAAAAAAGTTGCTGCTGCTGTAATGTGGAAAAATATTAAAAGAGAGGATGTTGAAAAAGAAAAGACAATTAGTGAAAGTGAACAAAAACTTAGAAAATATATTCGTAGACGTTTAGAAGAAAAAATGGGATTGAAAAAACCGATGATAAACGAAAGCATAAAAAGTGAAAAATTGAAAAAACTCGATAGTATGATTGATAATGAATTTAGTTTATTTGAGAGTTTATTAAAAGGAAATAATGTTAATGAAATTTTTGGTTTATCATATGAAGAAAAATTTCGAAAATTAAAACCAGAAAATGTTAAAGAAGTCGATTCGATTTTTAGAAATGTTTTTTCACATGAATTAACTGTATATGGTTCGTATAAAATTGCGTATAAAAAAACAACACCTGAAAGAAAATATGAAATATTAACAAAATATTTCAATAATGGTAGTAAAGGTGGTATTGTTGTTGATTATAAAGGTGATGGTCAATTACAATACGCCGAAAAATCACCAATTAAACAGGGTGGTAGTTTAAGTGGTCTTGGATTTAATGCGGGTTATTAAAAAAATAATCTTATTAATAAAAAAGTCCCAAAAAAAATTTTGGGACTTTTTTGTAACAAAAATTTTAAAATATCGTATATTTGAAAAAAAAGTAAAATGAAACTATTGAGAACATATATTGGTGGGTCAAAAAAGAATGAGGATAATATTTTCGATAATTTGTGTGATGAAAATGACAATGTTGATTGGATTAACTATAAAAAATATTTCATGCTGTTTGCAGAAGATTATGAAATTGTCATAAAATCAAGAATTAAACTATCGTCAATTTTATTATTTATATTTTTATTATTAATACTAATATCAAATTCAATTTTTCAAATACTTTCAATCATTCTGTTTGCTATTATTTTATATTACAATATAAAACTTAATAAAAAATATAAAAGAATTAAGATGTTAAATGAAATGACAATTGGATTAATTAATAGTAATCTTTATAAATTATATAATTTATAAGTATTTATAAAAAAATTTATTACTATGAAATATGATGAAAATAAATTAAAATTAATATACATAAATAAAATTGGATATAATTCAAAAGGTGAAGGTTTATATGAATTTATATTCTCAAACGACCCAACTAATATCGATGTTAAAGGTTGGTGTTGGGATTTAAGCCCTGCTTGTGATAATGCATTACCACCAACGAAAGATTATGTTGATGCTATTATTAATTTAAAAACAAGTTCATTTGATTTGTTTTGTTTACATGAAGCGGTTGATAGAGAATATATGCATGGATATCATACGATACATGCATTGGCTTATGAAATTGAAAAACAAGATGATGAATATCAAAATGACTATGAAAATATGTTCGAACAAGATAATGATGATTTACCATTATTAGTTTTTCATTATGGGATGTCATTATCAAAAATAAAAGATATGTTAACATCAAGAAAAATTATTTTAAAAAATAATGAATTTGTTGAAATATCATCAATTGAACTTTAAATAATATTATTTAATGAATAAAAAAGCACCATATGTATTATGGTGCTTTTTTTTATTTATATATTCTGTATTTATATAAAAAAACGAACATGAGTGTTGATTTTGATGATATTAATGAAATTAATGATGATGAAACGTTTGAAACTGTTTTTGATAGAACACAGTTTGATGAAAAACGATTAAAAGAAAAGGAAGATGCTAGAAAATTAGCATATGAAATTAGAAAAAAATCAGGTAAACAAGAACCAATTATTGTAACAAAAAATGGTATAATAAAAAGGGCAAGTGAATTAACTTATACTGAACAAGAGTTTGAAATAATTAGATGTGCATCTGATCCAATATATTTTATTGAAACATATTTAACAATATTTGACCAAACACAAGGTGAAAGTGGTATGATAGTACCATTTAAACTATTTCCAATGCAAAAAAAATTAATCGAATGTTATCTTAATGAAAGATTTGTAATTGCAAATAAATATAGACAAGCGGGCATATCAACAACAACCTGTGCATATATTGCTTGGTATATTATGTTTCAACCCAATAGACAAGTTGCAATCGTTGCAGATAAACTTGAAACTGCACGTGATGAATTAATGTTTGATGTTGTTGAATTTATTGATAATTGTCCTGAGTGGTTAAGACCTAAAACAGGTAGAGACACTGAAAAAGGATTAAAAGACACACAAAAATTAAAATTATATGATAATGGTTCTCGTTTAGGTGCGTTTAGTTCAAAAGGTCTCCGTGGTATGACACCAACATTATTGTTTTGGGATGAAACTGCTTGGACTGAAAAGGGGGATAAATTTTGGACATCTGCATTACCTACATTACAAACTGGTGGTCGTGCTATTATGGTTAGCACACCATCTGGATTAGACCCAGTTTTTTACAAAACATTTATGGGTGCACGTGCAGGTGAAAATAATTTTAAAGCGGTTGAACTTTGGTGGTTTAATGATCCACGTTATAATAAAAATTTAACTTGGGTAAAAAATAAAGGTAGAGAAAATGAAATTAGATTAATTGATGAAAATTGGGATGAAGAAAAAAGAATTAAATTACATGATGAAGGATGGGAAGCAACGTCACCTTGGTTTGAATTACAAGTTCGAAACGCAAACGGTGATATGCGTAAAATTGCACAAGAAATTTTATGTTCTTTTTTAGGATCGGGTGATAATTTTATTGATGAAAAATATTTAAAAAGAATTGAAGAAAATGAAGTTAAAATACCGATAAGACAAGAATTTACAGATTTAAATTTTTGGATATGGGAGGACCCAATTGTAGGTGAAGATTATATTATGGGTGTTGATGTATCACCGGGTCATGGGGAAGATTATTCAACCATTAATATATTAAAAATAATAGAATATATTGAAATTAAAAACATTATAAAAAATAATATAGAAAAAAAAGTAAAACTGAAAAAGTACAAAACGGAACAAGTTGCTGAATATTATGGTAAAGTAACACCACAATTACTTGCAGAAATTGCACTACAATACGGTAAAAGATATAATAATGCCTATTGTGTTGTTGATATTACTGGTGGTTTTGGTATTCAAACAGTAGAAAAATTATTAGAATTTGGATACGATAACATCCATTATGCAGAAATATCTCACAAACCGAGTAGAGATATGTTACATGGTTATGTGAAAAGAAGTCAAAAAACAATGCCAGATGGTACTACAATCACAGTTGATTTAGTTCCCGGTTTTTTTATTGGTAATAATCGAGCATCAGTTTTACTTGAAATGCAACGAGCAATACATTTAGAAGAAGTTGTTATACATTCAATAAGATTATTAAACGAATTAAAAACATTTATAACCGTACCCGGCAATCGTGTTGCAGACCATAAACGTAGTTTTCATGATGATAGTATTATGGGATTTGCCATCAGTTTGTATACATTAAATTACACAATGAATAGATTTAAACAAAATAAAGGATTTACTGAAAAAATGTTAAATGCGATTCTTTCTGTTAACGATATTAATGATATTGGTATGAAACAAAACACACCAAACAAACCAATAATACCACCTAACCCTAATTCAGAATTAAATCCTTATATCACATATTCATGGCTTTTTAACGGATTAAAAAATAAATAAACCATAAAAAAAGTATTTATATTATAATACTTTTTGATAGTATTTAAGTATTTATAAAAAAATATAAAAAATAATAAATATGGATACAAAAACATCCGAAAATAAGGGAACAATATATCAACAATTAAACAAATTATTTAATTTTGATGGATTTGGTTTTGAAAATCAAAACGATATTAGAAATAATCAAGGATTAAATAATTTTCAAAACACTAAGATTATAATTAAAGGTAATTCACCTGAAGATATTTATAAAAAGGGATTAGAATTACAACAACAAAAAGAATTGATAAATAAATTTAAAAGAGTTACTGATAGGGGATTTCAAAAAGCATTACAATATGAAGCAGCACGATTACCAGCATATGTTGATTATGAGGGTATGGAATTTTATCCATTAATTTCAAGTGCACTTGATTTGTATATGGAAGAAGCAACCACTATTGGTGATAATGGTAAAATGTTAAACATTTATTCTAATAAAGAACGAATAAAAAATATTTTAGAAGATTTTTTTTATAATATAGTCAACGTAAATGTAAACCTTCCTTTTTGGACTAGAAACACCGCTAAATATGGTGATAATTTTGTGTTGATGTATGGTGAACGTAAAAAGGGAATTACGCACGTAAAACAATTGGTTAATTATGAAATTGAAAGATTTGAAAGAGTTATTGATGGTAAACCAGTTGTTAAATTTAAAGAACGAATGACTGGTGATGAATTTAATATTTTTGAAATCGCACATTTTAGATTATTGGGTGATGATAAATATTTACCATATGGTTCATCGATTTTAAATAAAATAAGACGTGTATTTCGCCAACTAATTATGGCAGAAGATGCGATGTTAACATATCGTATAATCAGAGCGGGTGAAAAAAAGGTATTTAAAATTGATGTTGGTAATATGGATGAAGATGATATTGAAAATTATATCTATAAAGTAGCAACAAAATTTAAAAGAGCACCACAAATATCACCAAATGACGGACAAATTGATTATAGATTTAATATATTGGGTAATGATGAAGATTATTACATTCCAGTTAGAAACGGTAATGTTCAAACTGGTATAGATACTCTTCCCGGTGCATCAAATCTTGATGCAATTCAAGACATCGAATATTTGCGAGATAATTTATTTTCTGGTTTAGGAATACCGAAACCATTTTTAAGTTTTCAAGACGCATCTGGTGCTGGTAAAAATATGGCACAATATGATATTAGGTTTGCAAAAAAAGTAAATCGAATACAACAAGCCATGATTCAGGAATTGAATAAAATGGCAATTATTCATTTATACCTATTAGGTTTTACTGGTGAGGATTTAAATAACTTTAAACTAACATTAACAAATCCAAGTACACAATTAGACCTATTAAAATCACAATTATTAAGAGAAAAAGCACAAACATATTCAGAATTAACACGAGGTGAAAATGGTATTGCTGCCATGTCACACACTAGAGCAAAAAGATTAATATTTAATATGAGCGATAGTGAAATTGTTGAAGATTTGAAACAACAAAAGATGGAAAAGGTTGTAATGCAAGAATTAGCAGATGCGCCTGTTATTATCAAGAAAAGCAGATTATTTGTTGATATTGATAACAAATATGGTGAACCCGATGAAAATTTATCAAATTCAGGTAATACTAATAATATGGGTGATGAACTACCTAATAGTAATATAGGTGGTGGTTTGCCAAATAATAGTATAGGTGGTGAGTTACCAAACACAGAAATGGGTGGTGGATTACCAAGCGTTAATACAGGTGGTGAAACAAGTCAAAATTCAGAACCAACTGCAGGGGGGGAAACAGCACCACAAATTTCTGAAGAAAAAAATAAATTTAATTACAACGATTATATCGAAAAATTAGTATATGGCACATCGAAAGAACACACAGTAAAAGATATGATAGATCAAAAATTAATCATCGAAGAAACAAATAATATTGTTAATAATCAAAACATAACTGTAAATAGTATGATTAATGAAATTGATAATCTAATTAAAAAAACACAATCATTTAATACTGAACATACTGATAATAATGATGCTGAAAATATTGATTGGGATGATTTAGATGATATTGAAATATAAATTAATTTACAATTATTTATAATAATATATTATAAATTAATAACATTTGAATTTATTTATAGTATTTATATAATAAAATCACTTGATATTTATGAAAAACACTAATATCGGTATCGCAAGTTTTGTTATTTGTAATAAAATAAGAGATTCGTTTTTTGAAAAAAATAAAATTAACGAATCACAAACAATTGCATCAGATTTTTTAGATGTTGTTAAAAAATCACCATTACTTCAATTAGAATTTAATGTATTTAATAATTTAAAAAACAAATACATTGATAATGATATTATTGCAACTCGTTATATTGATAATAATATCAAACTATTTGAAACATATACAATTGATGAAATTGATTTTGAAAGACAAAAAATATCAAAATTTATTAATGAAAATGAAATACCTGAAGATAATTATGATATTATCTTATACAAATCAATTGATAAATTGATTAGAGAATCATTAAAATCACCAAACGATATCGATGTTGATGGTATTCATGAATCATTTGTATTTGTTTTAGAACATTTAAAAAAACCCAAAAATAAAAAAATAGAACTAATTGATAATACAACAGATAATGAAGTTAATGATGTTGTTATTGAAATTGCAATAAATAAATTTAATGAAAAATACAGTACACTTAGTGATGATGAAAAAACATTATTAAAAACATTATTTGAATCTGATAATAATAAAAAACAACAATTATTGGAAGATTATAAGAAAGAAACCAAAATATTATTAGAACAAATAAATAGTGATGATTTGAAAAGTAATGTTACTTTGGCAATTGAAAAAATAAATAACATGAATTTTGATGCAAACACTGTTGATGATAATATCATAAGTCTTTTTGAATTAAAAAAGAAATTACAATGATATTATTAATCATCATAATCCTTTTTCAAATCATTGTACCCAAAATATTTAATTAAAAACTTAAATATTTTATCAACATATCCAATTCCTTCAATTTCATAATAAAGTTTATATTTCGCTGCAGATATTATTGAATCTTTATAATTTTTTTTTACAAAAGCATGACCCCTATTATAACCAAATAATGAACTACTTGCCAAATAATCACATTTATTTCCAATATAATTCATATAAATAAATTGTGCTTTTATCATTATTTCTGGATTGTCTGTTATATTTTGATGTAATTGATGTCTATTTGAAATATTTTCATAATTTATTAAATCAACATCCTTTGTAATTGCGTCAATTTCATCTTCCGTAAAAAGAATATCTGTGATATTAAACTTATTATTTATTATTATCTCTTTTACAGTACTTTTTATAAATTGACTAATACCAGATGCAGTGCTTGTTTTTGCATAATTCCATAATTTATATCCAGATTCAGCATATGCTTGTGCTGCCAATATATTTGGATCAATTTTAAATAATTCACCATACTTATTATACCAATCAATTAGTGCATTTCCTAACATATCACCATTATCGATTGATTTACCATCATACTTCGCTTTGGATTTCCATATTTTATCCACATCATAAGCATATCTACTATAAGGCAATCCATATTTATTTTTACCAGAAATTAGTGTGTTATAGTTTTTTTTACAATAATCTCTAATAAAATCACAACCTGATTGTGTTAATTGATATTTATTTATAATTTTTAAATCATTTGTCATAATCATTTCAATTTTAACATGTTATATGCATTATCATCAACATTATCATAATTATAATCAACTGTATTTAAATCAACACTATCATCAAGATTTAATATATTAATTAAACCACCAAATGCTATTGGATTTGTTACTCTTGGTATTGGATATTGCGGTATTTTAGTTCCGCTAAACGTAGTTAACATTTTATTTGGTGTAATATTATGTTCAACATTGAGTATAATATAAGCACCATTATATAATGGTATGTTATCTAATTGAAAATATTGTGTTGGTTGTATCATCATATTACCAAGTGATGTAACTGTTGCTTTATATGACCTATTTTCATATACATTGTACAAATTTTGTCCTTTTGGTATTGGTGCATTACCTTTGGTATCATTTGCTAATCTAGATAAAATTTGAATAGATTCATTAGTATCACCATATTCTTTACTATCAATTTTAATATTAACAAACATGGATTGATTTTGCTCACCAAATTTAACACGAAATGCATGTACTTTACTATACGGAAAATTATTGTTATTTTGAACTATATTTTGATTGCTATTAAAATCAGGTGGTGGTGTTTCAAATGAAAAACCATCTGGTTTGAATCCCGAATTCGTTATTGTGGGATATTTAGAATTACCACCGATATACATACAAATAAATGCCGTTGATATTTGTGTATCAACATATCCATTATAAATTTTAAATGTATCTTCCCAATCATTACCCAACACTAAAAAATTTTGTAATGGAAAAAATTCAAAACCATTTGCAGATAATAACCCAGATAATACAGAATACACACTGACATTTGGATCATCAAAAACATTTAATAAATATTCCACATTTATAATAGTATCATCAACAGGATTCATTGCCCTATCAACAAACACGAACAAATCCTTTAATTTACCATTCTCTCTGTTAAATGGATACCCTTTCACACTATTACTAGTTGTTAACCATTTATCATTAATATTTTTAAATGAATAATATGTTTGTGTTATAATATCAAAATCTTCATATTTTTTGTTTTCAACATCAGATTTTTCTTTCACTTGTGATTGTATTTTTACTAATTCATTCCTTAACCTATTAAAAAAATTTTTAAAATAATTTTCAATATTAGTTTTATTGTTTCTATTATTATTGTTAGTATTTTCGATTAGTTTTGAAATACTTTTATAGTAAATATCTGGATTGGTATTATTGTTATTAATATTAGGATATGAAAATGTTAAACGAGTATAATTAATTATATTTGTTTTTTTATTTAAAATTTCAAAAATTGGTTTTAATTGTTCTTCATAAACATCACCTTTATCATCATCACCATTATTTGCCGAATTATATGCATTTAACAACACACTTTTAATAGTACTAAAATCACTACTACCAATAAATGTATTATATTCGTTTAAAAAAACTTTCTTGTCTGACACCGATAAATAATTTTTTACATCGTATAAATCGGCAATAATTCGATAACCTCTATTAACAAATACATTACTGTTACCCGTAATATAATTAAAAAGTCGGTCTACTTTACCCACCTCTAAAATTGCAACCAATGAACCAATATAGGTTGTTAGAAATTTTGGTGTTTGAATAATTGCAGGTTGTTTAAACAATAACGTATTTAAACCAACTTCACTACTGTTTTCAAATGGACTTAATGTACTACCAAAATTTGATAATAACACCACAGTACTTATATGTGTATCATATAAATCACCATTGTTATTGATTATTACGTCATATAAATTATTATCATTTTTTTCTAAAACATCAACCCAAATTTTAGACATCGATTCTTGATGTTTAAATCTTCTTTTAACGTTATCAATATTTATTTCACTATAATTACTAATTCGTTTATTACCATATTCCTTTAATCTAATATAATTATTATCATCACTATAATTCAATCCTAATATACTTCTCTTTGAAAGATATCTCGTATTGTATGTATTGTCAGATGTAATATCTGGAATATAAATATTATTTTCTTGTGTAAATTTATAATATTCAGAACCAACACCAACACCCGAAAACCATTTTGTTTTTGTTTCATTTACAAAATTTTCAAAAACATCGTTACCACCCCCAGTTTCATTTTTTATATTAACTTGTTTATCATCAATTTTTAAACCAATGAAATTATCATCATTCTTATCCAAATAAATTGAAGTATTATCATCAATATCAAATGATTTTATTTGATTATCATCAAAACTGTATAAATTAATACCGTTGTCATTTAATGTTGTGATTTTTTTATAAACAAAATCAGTGCTATTTGCATATTTAGTTGCTTCGTTTTTAAAAACATCGATTAATTTTATATCGTTTTTTATTGTTTCAAAAATGTTAATTGCCTCAATTTCTGAATATAATTTAATATAATCATTCGCAAATCTTGAGTTGTTTGAAAAAAAATAATTATTTAAAATACCTTCAGATAAAGCATAAAAACGTTTTACTAATATTTTATAAAAAACATCAATAATAAAATTATCATTGTTTTGTAAAATATTATTTGTATAATAAGGACTTACATATGACGCACCACCAATAACTGAATCAATTGGTGATATTGGATACCATCTATATGAACCATCATCATTTTGTTCATTTCTAAGATTATACACTTTTTCATAATTTGATTGGTATTTAAATGTATCGATAAAGTTTTTAACCAAATCTAATTCTGGAAATTTTGCACCATTTGATACTAATTTAATAGGAGCAACCTTTTCTTCAACATTCTCTTTTTTTTCAATTATTAGTGGAAATGCATAAACATGTTTTTGGTTATAAACATCATTACTAAAATTATTTGTAATTATATTAATTTGATCACTATTATTGTGAATATTTTCAGCATCAATTGATGTTTTTCTTAAAACATCAAAAAAATTATCAACATCATTTAATATTATTTCAAATATGTTACGAATTGTTGGTATAAAACCCAAATCATTATTTATAATACTACTAATTTCATTTGAAACCACATCAACCAATTCGGTTTCTTTGTTATTTGTATCAATAATTTTTTTATACAAATTAATATATAATTCGGAAATATCCAAATAAACATATTCTGTTGCGATTTTAGTATTGGTTTCAATATTATTATCACCAATAAATTTTCCAATCAAATTAGTATTTGGATTAATATTTAACGATGGATCAATTTTATCTAACAATGTTTGATTATTATATTTTTTTAAAACATCGGTTAATGTAATTTCATTATTACTACTGATAAATGCAATTGATAATCTTTTTGATATATTATCAACGGAATCACTACTACCAATATAACTAAT